AGAGCCAGTGGGTATTTCCAAGCGGAGCACGATTGTGGCTCACTTATCTTGAGCGTGACGAAGATGTTCTAAGATACCAAGGTCAAGCGTTTAGCTATATTGCCTTTGACGAACTTACGCAGCATCCAACGCCCTTCGCTTGGAACTATATGCGCTCTCGTTTGCGTACCACAGATCCGGATCTACCGATCTTTATGCGAGCGACGACCAACCCGGGTGGGCCGGGACATGGCTGGGTAAAAGCAATGTTTGTAGACCCAGCGCCAGCTAACACAGCGTTTGCTGCTACAGATATTGATACGGGCGTCGAGCTAAGGTATCCTGATAGCCATCCGGAGAAAGCTGGACAGCCTTTGTTCAATAGGCGGTTTATACCCGCATCATTGTATGATAATCCTTACTTGTCCAATGATGGCGCATATGAAGCCAACTTGTTGTCCTTGCCAGAGATGCAAAGACGACAGCTCTTGGAAGGGGATTGGGCAATTGCCACAGGAGCAGCCTTCCCAGAGTTTAGGACAAGCATTCATGTCGTAGATCCATTTGAGATTCCTAGCACATGGCGTAAGTTTAGAAGCTGCGATTATGGGTATTCGAGCCACAGTGCGGTACACTGGTTTGCTATAGACCCTAGCTTCGAAACACTGATTGTTTATCGAGAGCTTTATCTTAGTAAACACACAGGCCGAGACTTAGCTAAAGCGGTCATGGAAGCGGAAGCCGGAGACAGTATTTCCTACGGCATACTCGACAGCTCATGCTGGCACAACAGAGGGCAGATAGGCCCGAGTATTGCAGAAGAGATGATCTCTATGGGTTGCAGATGGCGCCCATCAGATCGAAGCGCAGGAGCCCGAGTAGCAGGTAAGAACAGGCTACACGAGCTACTAAAAGTAGACGACGAGACAGAGCAGCCCGGAATAGTCTTCTTTAATAACTGCAGACAGATCATTGCTGATCTACCAGTGATCCCAAGTGATCCTAAGGGTAGTGACGATATTGATCCTCGTTATGCATCAGACCACGCCTATGACTCGATCCGATATGGGATCATGTCGAGACCACGGTCCCTAAGCCCTTTTGATAGCGGAAGAGGCGTACCGATTAGACAGTGGCAACCCTCAGATAGTATATTTGGATATTAAACATGGCATTGATGGATCCACCCAAAAACATCCCTGACGATATGACTGATGAAGATAATGTTGTATCTCTAGAAGAGGATGGAGATGTTGAATTAGAAAACATCGAATACTCAGGCGTTGTTGGGTTTATTGACTCTGCCTATCAGAGATCAAAAGACGCTCGTCTAACGGATGAAGATCGGTGGCTAGACGCATACCGTAACTATCGAGGTCTATATGGACCGGATGTTCAGTTTACCGAGACAGAGAAATCTCAAGCGTTTGTTAAGATCACCAAGACAAAGGTGCTTGCTGCATACAGTCAGATTATCGATGTCTTGTTTGCTGGATCTAAGTTTCCGATTGGTATTGAGGCACGTAAGTTTCCTAACAACGTAGCGGGTGAAGTACATTACGATCCACAGGCTTTGACCAAAGAAAAGGTTAAGGAAAAAGCGGGTATCGATTTTGATGTGCCGCGTACAATCAAACGTCCAGAAATTGCTCGAGACCTTGGCGTATATCGTGACCGTCTAAAGCCTGTACATTCAGATCTTGAATCAGGACCGGGTATCAATCCGGGATCGGTAACATTTGAACCTGCAAAGAAAGCAGCACAAAACCTAGAGAAGAAGATGCATGATCAGCTTGAAGAAAGCGCTGCATCTAAACATTTACGCTCAATGTCTTTCGAGATGGCCCTGTTTGGTACAGGCATCCTAAAAGGACCGTTTGCGTATGACAAAGAATACCCGCGCTGGACAGCTGAGGGTGAATACGATCCTGCCTTTGAGACTATTCCAAAAGTGGAATACGTTTCTATGTGGGACTTCTACCCAGATCCAGACGCTCGTAATATGGATGAGGCAGAGTACACGGTACAACGCCATCGTCTAAACCGTACTCAGATGCGCCAGCTAAAGAACCGTCCTCACTTCCGCGAGGAGTCTATTGAGCTGGCAATCGATATGGGAGCTGCGTATGTAAGAGAATATTGGGAAGATACTCTCGAGGATGCGCAGAACAAATCTGACATTGATCGATACGAAGTCTTAGAATACTGGGGTGTGGTAGATAGCGAATTGGCATTAGAAGCCGATATCGAGCTACCCGAAGATTTAGAGGACCGCGATCAGGTACAGATTAATGCGTGGGTTTGTAATGGGCAGATCCTACGTTTGGTTCTAAATCCATTCACTCCAACACGCATACCATACGCTGCTGTACCTTATGAAGCTAACCCCTACAGTTTCTTTGGAATTGGTGTCGCCGAAAACATGTCGGACACTCAATTGCTCATGAACGGCTTCTATCGGATGGCGGTGGATAATGGTGCTTTATCAGGCAATTTGCTAATCGAGATCGACGAGACCAACTTGGTTCCCGGTCAAGATATGTCAGTCTATCCCGGTAAGGTTTTCCGCAGACAGGCCGGAGCCCCGGGTCAAGCCATCTTTGGCACTAAGTTCCCTAACGTAAGCCAAGAGCTTATGATGATGTTTGATAAGTCTCGCCAGCTTGCAGACGAGGCGACAGGTATTCCTTCTTATAGCCACGGAACCACTGGTGTTATGGGCGTAGGTCGTACCGCAGCAGGTATGTCTATGCTGATGGGTGCAGCTCAACAGGCGATTAAAACAGTTGTACGCAACATTGACGACTATCTATTGGCACCGCTTGGTAAAGCACTCTTTAGTTTCAACATGCAGTTTAACTTCGATCCTCAGTTCGTGGGTGATTTAGAGGTTATCCCGCGTGGTACAGAAAGCTTGATGCGTAACGAGGTACGTTCACAGCGCCTACTACAATTCATGCAGATGACTGGTAATCCACAGATGGCACCGTTTGTTAAGTATGATTATATCCTACGTGAACTTGCGGCATCTATGGATCTCGATGAGGACGGTATCCTAAACGATCCTCGCGAGGCAATGGTCCAAGCAAAAATGATGGCTGAGATACAGGCTATGATGCCACAACAGCCACAGGCTCCACAGGAAGCGGCAGGAGGGCCACCAAGCCCATCTGACCCTACCCAGACAGGGAACGGTAACATCGCTCCCGGAGCAGCTCCTGAGCCCGGTGCTGAGGGGTATACTGGCGCAGGGGGCGGAGACAATGGAGGACAACCTCCCGAGCAACCTAATGGACAGCCACCAGTACAATAATGGATAAGAAATTTTGTAGAGACATCCTTCTGATGGTTAATCAGAAAGATACATACGAGATGCTGCAGGACTATGTAGAATACCGCATAGCAACCTTACGAGAGCAGCTAGAGAATGCTCACGATGTAGATCAAATGCGCCAGATCCAAGGCAGCATTCGAGAGCTGAAGCGTTTCAAAACCTTACGCGATGAAATTGTGACAGGAGCCAAGTAATGGCTAACTTGGATACCGTTCTAGGTAATCAGACAGACAATCTAGAAATGGCGTCTATGCTGCCAGCGGTTGATGACGATACAACGCCATCTAAGCCTAAGGACGAGTGGAACCCTTTAGGGCTTGCTCAAGAGTCTTGGGAGTCAGCGACATCTCGGTTTAGAGACGCTGGTTATACTGAGGTAGATCCCGAGTGGCCTCTTCTTATTCAGGGTCTTGCCAGAGCAAATGATTATCTAGCGGATATGGGTCTTGCTGGTCTCGACTTGGTTGATACTGCAGCTCGATCAGCAATCGGTACAGTGTCTGAGTTGGTTACACGATCCGATAGTTCACAGAAACGTCTAGAAGGCGATCTGATGGCGATGCCGGAAGCCTTTGCTGGGGCAGGGGTGGCTAGAGCTACAAATGCTATAGACGATGCTATCGAGGCAGGTTCTGATGCGATTAGTTATGGTAGAACATTTGCTGCCACGAATGAGCTAGATCCAAATGTCGCGAGTATGTTCGTGCCTGTGTTTAGGCCGAAGAATGCGTACACAGGAATGATTGATGCTAATTACGCGAAGCAAGCGCAAAAAGCTCAAGACATGAAGGATAAGGCTACGCTGAATGGCGTGGAAGAGTTAGATGAGAATACCCGTCAAAAGATCTATAAAGAGACAGGTCTATTCCAGCTTGGAAAGAGTGATGAATGGCTACGTGAGATCTCAGACACTGAAGCAGAGATCGCTCTAACGCAGCAAGCCAATCCAAAGACGGAGACGGTTACTCGGACACGTACACAGCGTGTGGGCGGTTTATCACGAGAGCAAGTGGTCAGCGCTAAGACACAAGCCCAGCTTAAAATGATCGAGATCCGTACAAAGCTTCGTCAGGGCATGATCACAGAACAAGAAGCTGCAGAGCAAGCTCAGTCTATACAGGATAAGCTTAACGAAACTATTGGTAGCGCAGGTGGTCAATATGAGACGATCACAGAAACCATAGAAGTGCCTACTACTGTAAGTAATCCTCTAACACCGGGTAAGAAGGGCGCTACTCTAGATCAGGTTTTAAATCATCCAGAAGCCCTAGACTTGATC